GAGGTGGACGCCGAGGGCGTGCGCATCAAGCTGTGGCCGGATGTCAACGCCGTGCGCGCCCATCTGGAGGAGTGCTGTGAGCGTATGCCCGGCGGGCTGGCTGGCTACAGTGTACGGCACTACGTTTGTGGGCGGTATCTGTACTGCGCCGTGGCCCTGGCCGACATCACAAAGGACGCCCCCTGCCCCAGCACCTACCGCGTGAGCAGCGACGCGCCCACCAACGAGGCAGACGGCAGCTTTTTGGCCGCTGCTGCCGCCTGGAGCATCGGCGCGGGCGTGCTGAACCTGCCGCCGCTGCGCATCCCGGCCAGCAAGGTCCACATCGTCCCCCAGGGCAAGCCCGGCACCAACATCATTGAGCGCTACGTTCTGGACGATGCCCTCACTCTGGACGACATCACCTACAACGGTGACGGCAGCGTGGCATCGCTGAGGGTGCGCAAGCGTGATGGGAGCGTGATCACATGGCAAGCCAGCTGATCGCCCATGTGGCCGCCTGGTACATCCCAACGGGCCAGCCCTTAGTCAACGACATGGACGGGCTGACGATTGACGGTGCGTATCGCCTGGAGGCCCAGCGGATGCACGCCGAACTGGAGCGCCGCGCGCGGGGGCAGCCCCTATGCGTGGAGATCGACATCCGCCCGGTGAAGAACAAGCGCACACTGGATCAGAACCGCCTCATGTGGGCGCTGCTGAACAGGCTGGCGCTGGCGTTGAGCGGCGACACCCCCGGCGGGGTGACCGCCGAACAGTGTTATCTTGACCTGCTGGCCGAGTTCGGCGCAGAGGTCGAGACCTGGCGCGTGCCGGTCAAGTCCCTGCCCGCCCTGCGCAACACATACCGCGTTGTGCAGAAGGTGGAGCTGCTGGAGGATGGCTATTGTATGGCCCGGCTCGGCCTGGGCAGCAGCAGCTTTGACCGGCAGCAG